CACTACATGGATCTTTATTTTAAATCATCACCAGAAGTAAAAAAACTCATTTACTCAGATGGAAGACTCAAATTTATGTATATGAGATCACTATGGTCAGGATCAGGTAATATGCAAGATGACGCTAATAGTATAATAAAAATTTATAATAGTGGAGTAACAAAGATTGAAGATTTAGCTTGTAAAGAATTAGCAGCTAGATGGAACCGTAGAACTGCTAAAGTATCTCATGATAACCATTCTTATATAAAAGATTTAATAGGACTATAAATGTATTACCCAAAATCTCAAATAAAAACTAATTTATTTACTAATGGAAGTGAATTAGCTAATTCTATAACCCAAGAAGATTATCAAGGATATTACTATGAAATTTCTACGGGCCAAATATACACCGGAAAAAATCCTCAAGATGGCCCCAACATACTTTTAATCCCTGCAGAAGCTTCAGAATATACATTCAACGATAATCAAAAAACCCCACCCGGAGAAATCATCCCTTTACAATCCCCTGATTATACCCCAACTAATGTTCCTACAGTTCGTTCCATTCCTGTTTTTAACTTAACTCTTCCAACAGATCAAGATAAAGTAAACGGACAATTTAATAGATATTTCTGTAAGAAAAATAACGAAGTAAAATATCTTGAAATCAGCCAAGACACTTATCAACAATTACAAAATAAAGACTCTAGAATAGCTTGGGACCTTTACACCCCAGTAATTGTATTATGGGTAATTCAAGGTAACCAAACACAAGTATTCAACTCAAATAAAGCTACAGTACAAGCCATTGAAACTAATGCTAAATGGAATGGATTTACCCAATACTTTCAAGATAAATTCTTAAAATATTACTTGGGTTCTTAAAATAGTGTTTGTATCTTTACAGCATGTACTGGCTGATAGAAGATCCCAAACATATTGAATTACTCGCAAGTTTAAAACATGATATAGCTTATGTTGATGTAATACCCAACTCACATAACTTACATGCTGTTGAAAACGATGTGTGTGCTTTATATGTCCGTCCAAAAGATGATTCAAAAGGATATATCATTCCGGTAAACCATAGCGAAACAATAAATGCAACGATAGAGGATTGTTTAAAAATATTAAACAGTATAAAACATATTTATATAAGGAATAGAAAAGAGTTTTTACATTATTTTGCTCTTAAGCATTGCTACCAACCCTCACCCTCCCCCAATACGTATATACCTCAACTAACAACAGCTCACACGCAGTTATACAACAGGTATCCGGAGATACAAAATTTAAACACAATTGTACCGATCGTAAAACACTATGAGGTATGTGAGCAAAACTTTGCAAACTACGAAAAAACAAGATTTAATCCGTTTTACAATAAGGCGACATTGGTGTTTAATCAGCTAGAACGAGCGGGTATAAAAGTAGACCAAGTGTTATTTGAACAGTACTTTGACAAAGAAGCAAACGAGTTTATATACACGCACTATAACCTAAACACATTAACAACACGACCATCAAATACTTTTAACAATATAAATTTTTCAGCACTAAATAAAGACAATGGAGAAAGAAAATGTTTTATTCCGCGCAACGATTCATTTTTGGAAATGGATATTAGTGCTTATCACCCTACCCTTCTTGCTAACCTACTTGACTATAATTTCGATAGTTTTGATATTCATGGGAGTTTCGCTACAATGTATAATGTGGATTACGCCAAAGCGAAAGAGATTACGTTTAAGCAACTTTATGGAGGAGTTTGGAAAGAGTATAGGGAACTTCCCTTCTTTAAAAAAGTAGTAGCATATACGGACGATTTGTGGGATACATTTAATTATGCGGGACATATCAAATGCCCCATTTCGGATTATAAGTTTTACAATAACGAACTGGAAAATATGAATCCACAAAAGTTGTTAAATTATGTGTTACAAAACTTGGAGACCGCAACTAACGTTAATATATTGTATGAAATATTTAAGGTATTGCGAGGGAAAAATACTAAACTCGTGTTATATGTTTACGATTCGTTTTTGTTTGATTATGACGAAAGTGAGCCGGATGTAATGCTTCAAATATTAGGAATATTTAACAAATATAAATTACAAGTTAAAACCAAAAAAGGTACAAACTACGATAATATCAAATAAAAGTTATGAACATCGCTTTAGACCAACCCCGCCATATGTATAATCAATTCGACTATGATTTTACATTTGATACGTTATTGATGAACAATAGATTGTTTTGCACATTTACTTCCTTGGATGATTTAGAGGCGTTGGTTGGAGAACTGTCAAGACGCTATTCTATTATGTATAATAAAATGTTTGTGTTGCATGTTAAAAGCAACAATGAATATGTTATTACATATAATGTTGACCAAGGCAACGTAAATGACATTCCCGATAATACCATTTTGGTACACAGAAAAAAAGAATCAAACACACTATATACAATAAATGCCCTAAACGAGTTAATTAAAAAACTCAATGGAGGAGCAGTTGATACAAACTTCCCAGTAAACTGGCAACACTACAGAAATTGTATATTACTTACTCAACACAATGAGATAAAGCAACTAAACACAAAGATTTTCAAGATAGTTGAAATCTAGTTTGGTTTAGTAAATAAAGGTTATTATATTTAAGTTGTAAACAAATAAATTAGTTATATTATGAATCTTGATGCTATTAAGAAAAAGCTTGAGTCCATGCAAAAACAACCCTCATCAGGTGGTGGCTCAAACAACCAAACAAAGCGCTTTAAACCGCAAGTTGGTAAACAAACGGTTCGTGTTGTTCCTTTCAAATACAACAAAGAGTTTCCATTTACGGAAATGAAATTCTACTATGGTATTGGTAGTAAAAAAGTAATCGCTTCTCCTTTGAACTGGGGTGAAAAAGATCCAATTGCTGAATTTGCAAAACAACTTCGTGGTACAAACGATAAAGAAAACTGGCGCTTAGCTAAGAAATTAGATCCGAAAGTTCGTATCTTTGCTCCTGTAATTGTTCGTGGACAAGAATCTGAAGGTGTTCATTTATGGGAATTTGGTAAAGAAATTTATGAGGCATTCTTGCAAATGGCAGCTGATGAAGAAGTAGGTGATTTCACAGACATCATGACTGGCCGTGACATTAAATTGGTTACTGTAGGTCCTGAATCAACAGGTACTGTGTATAACAAAACTACTATTCAACCGTCAATGAAAACGTCTCCACTATCTGAAGATGATAAAGAATTGGAATTGTGGTTAGAGGAACAGGTTAATCCAAAAGAAATGTATAAACCACTTCCGTTTGACGACATCAAAGCAGCACTTCAAGAATGGTTAAATCCTGAAGATGCAGAAGAAGAATTCCCATCAGATGGCCTATTAGTAGTAGAAGAAAAGGAAGAAAAACCTCAATCAAACTATAGCTTGTCTGCTAAACCAGCAGCTAAAAAATCAAAAGCAGAAGCATTTGATGATTTGTTTGAAGAGGATGATGACATGCCATTTTAATTTGAACTAAGGTTATGGCTAAAAGAAAATCGCTAACTGAGGCGGCGGACAGAGAACTGAAAACCGCCTTTAGTTTAGACAAATTTAAGGCAAATAAGGGTTTAGCGTCAAACGTTAAGTTCAAGGAGCAAAAATGGATTCCATTTTCTCCGGCTTTGCAAGAAGCACTATCTATCCCTGGAATTCCTATGGGCCATAACTCAATGGTTCGAGGAAAATCAAATACAGGGAAATCTACTATGACCATTGAAGTAGCAGTTAATGCTCAAAAAATGGGAGTATTACCTGTATTAATCATCACCGAAATGAAACATGATTGGAACCACTGGAGAACCATGGGTTTCGAAATGGAAGATGTAGTTGATGAGGAAACAGGTGAAATTTTAGATCAAACTGGATTCTTTATTTATCGAGATAGAAGTTCTTTAAACTCAATTGAAGATATTGCTGAATTCATTATTGATCTCTTGACTGAACAAAAGAAAGGTAATTTACCATACGACTTGTTATTCATCTGGGATTCAGTTGGTTCAATTCCATGTCAAATGTCTATTGAACAAGGTAAAAACAATCCAATGTGGAACGCAGGAGCTATTGCAACTCAATTCGGGAACTTTATCAATCAACAGATTGTAATGTCTCGTAAGGAAAGCTCAAAATACACGAATACTCTGTTTATTGTAAACAAAGTAGGTGTTGCTCCGGCTCTAACTCCAATGTCACAACCTAGAATGACAAACAAAGGTGGAGATACGTTCTACTATGATGTTTCACTTTGCTTAACATTTGGTAACGTTACAAACGCTGGTACTTCTAAACTTAACGCTGTTAAAGACAAGAAGAAAGTTGAATTTGCATTACGTACAAAAATTGCTTGTGATAAAAATCATATTAATGGAATCACTACAATGGGTACTATTGTTTCTACAGTACACGGTTTCATTAAAGATGATCCAAATGCTATCAAGAAATATAAAGATGCACATTCAGCTGAATGGGCCGATATTTTAGGCCAAGGTACTTATACAGTACAAGAAGACAATAGTGAATGGGACGAAAAAGCACCAACACCTGATTTATTTGAAAACGAAGATTAATATGAAGAAAGACCTCTTAAACCTCCTAAATAACATTCAAGAACACGGGGAAGAAACCCCAACATCAGAGCGATTCCTGCTTATAGATGGACTCAACCTCTTCTTTCGAAATTTTAGTGCAATTAATGCAGTCAATTCAAACGGAGTCCATATTGGAGGTTTAGGAGGATTTTTTCGATCTTTGGGAGCTTTAATTCGCACCATCCAACCTACACAAGTTTATGTGGTGTTTGATGGTGTGGGTTCCTCCAATAACAGAAAAAATATTATCCCTGAATACAAGTCAAATAGAAATATTACTCGAGTAACCAAACATGAATTGTTTGATACTTTAGAGGAAGAAGATGATTCCAAAATAGACCAAATTACTCGAATTATTCAGTACCTAAAAACGTTACCTGTTAAAACAGTATCGTTACCTAGAGTAGAAGCAGATGATATTATCGCTTATTTAAGTGATATATTGCCTACAAAACCCGAAGACAGAGTATTCATAGTATCTAGTGATAAAGACTATTTACAATTGGTAACCGAACAAGTAATCGTTTATCGTCCAATTGAAAAAGAATATTACACAACAGATACTGTAAAAGAAAAATTTAACGTTACACCACACAACTTCCTACTATACAAGTTATTAATGGGAGATAATTCTGATGGAGTAACGGGTATTAAGGGATTAGGGCCTAAAGGTTTATTTAAAAAATTCCCTGAACTAGCAACACAAGATCTATCATTTGATGATTTGATCGATTTAGCTGAAGTTAAATTAAAAGAACACGTAGTGTATGCAAGAGTATTACATGATGTGGATCTATTAGAGGATAAGTATAGAGTTATGGATTTATCCAATCCTATGATGAGCGATAAAGACAAAATGTTTATAGACAAATTTGTTGAACATACCCATCTAAACTTTTTCCCTCACACATTCGTTGAAATGTGTAATGAAGATCAACTTGGAAACTTAATTCGCAATACTGAATTTTGGGTTCAAGATATTTTCAAAGATTTGTTGGAAAACCAACAATAAGTTATTATATTTACAATAATAAAAGTTATTAATCATTAAAAATAAAAGTTTTGACGCTCCAATCAATTGATGAATATGGACCATCGTTCCAGATGAAAGTGATATCTTCTTTATTAACACATAAAGAATTCTTACAAAACATAAACGACGTACTAAGTGATGAATACTTTAGTAATCCGGCTCATAAATGGATTATAAACGAGATTTTAAAGTACTATGAAAAATTCCATACAACAATTTCAATGGACATCTTAAAGGTGGAAATGAAAAAGTTAGACAATGAAGTACTTAAAGTATCCGTTAAAGAGCAATTGCGCGAAGCATATAAAGCAGATATTGATGATTTAGCTTATGTACAAGAAGAATTTTCTACATTCTGCAAAAATCAACAGTTGAAAAAAGCATTATTGAGTAGTGTTGATTTACTTAAAGCAGGCGATTACGACTCAATCAAATATATGATTGAATCAGCTATGAAAGCAGGACAAGACAAAAATATTGGTCACGAGTACAAACGCGATACTGAATCACGTTACCGTGAAGACCATAGAAAAATTGTTCCTACACCTTGGCCCGAAATTAATGAACTAGTTCAAGGCGGTTTAGGTAATGGAGATTTAGGATTAATT